CCTCAAATTGGCCATCTATGACGATTTCCTTGGCGCTCTTCAGGTCCTTACCCCTGCTTTTGAGAAGTTGGTCAAGGGATTTGTGGTCAATCGTGAATCTGTGTTCGACGACCGCCTGAGGCTGGTCTTGGAGGGCCTGAATCTTGTCTATGGCGATACCCATGGCGATCGGGATCTGGGAGACGTGCAGGGAGTCGAGCTCATCGACCAGCTTCTGGCTGGCCTGCTGGACGAAGCTCTTCAGGTTTCGGACCGTGGCCGCCTTGAACTCGTCGTTCAGCCCGGTGGACTCGGGCATCGCCCTTTTGATGGCCATGACGTTGTTGGGCGACATGCGTTGGAGCTTCGCGATCTCGTCGATCGGCCTGCCGGCCCTGAGCAGCTCTTCGACCGCCTGCCGGCGGACCGGGTCGACGCGCGAAGCGTTGTGATCTGAGCTCGGCGACGTATCCAGACGTCCATTATCGTTTGACATGGTTCCGTAGTGTCTTCGTTATTACGCCCATGTCAACGAGGGAGCTTGTTCGGCGTGATCCCCTTCGCGTCGATTTCACCGTGGACGTCGAGCCCATCAGGACGACGCACCAAGCCGACCTCCGGATCATGCGGACCAAGGATGGCCGGCAATTCATCGGCAAGACCTCCAAATCCAAGATCAAGCTCTGGGGTCAGGAGTTCGCCCTGCGTATCCGGAAGCATAAGCCCGACAAACCGCTCGAAGGTCCGCTTTGGCTCAGGATGACGTTTGCCTTCCCCTTGAACAAGGGCGACAAGCGCAAGAGCCTGCCACATACGGTCAAACCGGATTGGGATAACCTGCCCAAGACCATCTGCGACGTCATGACGAAGGAAGGGTTCTGGCACGACGATTGTCAGGTCGTCTTTGGTCAGGTCGTCAAATGCAGGCACCATAAGCCGTTCGTCGGCATACGCGTATGTCCGGCGCCTTGGATCGACGAGGCCTTCGTCGACGCACTTTATGAGTCACACCACACAGACTGAGAAGGACATAATAGCCCGGTTCGGATTGCCTAGAGACGAGATGGTTCGTTTCCGGCGCGACCACCTGAAGCATGTCGAGGATTGGAACCGCCTCAGGCAGGGCGACAAGCCCGAGCACATGTGCCCGATCATCTTCACCGACGCCGGGCTGAAGAAGGTCTATGAGAAGTTTGGCATCAAGGATACCCCGCAGGACTCTTGGCCGAAGGTCGGAATCGTATCACGGAACAATTGGCCGAATCACCGCATCATGACTGTCCTCATTGACGGCAAGTCCCACAACGTCATAGTCAGCGACGCAAGGTTGTTCTACCCCGGGGCCGAGATCCTCGTCGACCGTAAGGGGAGCAAGCTCATATGCTCGCTCCGCCCGGACAGCCCCCAGAAACTTTTCACAGCCATCAGGCGTAAACATGAAGAAACCATACAACACCAACAAAGAAACCAGCAGCAAGTCCGAGAGGGCTGAATCCGCTCGATACGAAGCTTACGAGCGCAAGCAGCCCGGATACTCCAAGTCCGACAAGTCCGACAAGGGCTCGTACGGCGGCAAGGGGTGGAAGGACTACAAGAACTGCAAGTAATGGCCGACAAGGATATTCCTTGGTATGATCGTCCGTTCAACGATGAGACGGACGAGGCGAAGGCTAAGCGCTTAGCGCGCGAAGAGAAGGCCCGGCAGGACGAAGAGTTCACGCTGAAGGCCATGCGGTTTCCGGGAGGGCCCGCCAAGTCGGACGACTCAAGCCCCGACACGGAGGAGGCCATGAACAAGCACTTCTCCGAGGAAGATAAGAAGCGAGAGAGGGAGGCGAACGAGTCCATAGGCAACGCCAGATATCGCCAGACTTTGGCGGCCCAACAAAAAGCCATCCACGATCAAGCTCAGCTTAAGATGGGCGGATTCAAGGAAGACAGGGCCATGAAGAACCGAGTGACAATCGGATCTGGTGCTTCAGGGATAATAGCTGGTGCGGGCGCAAATTATGCTCCTAAGCTAGGAATAGGCGCCGGAGTCGAGGAGATCAAGGCCGTCATGGATATGTCCAACGCCATGCAGGCCCACCGACGCGCGGTCAAGGAATACGAACGCCGCGAGCGCGAAAAAAAGAAAAACGATGGCGGACTTACGTCCGCCAGACAGAATCATTCGGTGCCTACGTTCTTCCCTGATCTGCCGATGCTGAAGGTTGGAGGGGTTACGTTCAAGACCATGCAGTTTGATGGCGTCAGGCCGATCGTAAACACCTTTCAGGCCGGGAGGAATGGGGCGCCGATGAACAACGACATGTCCACGGACAGAAACGCGCTTAGCGCCGCAAGGGCTTGGAGGTCAGGTCATATCTGATGAGCTTTGATCAGGTCAACATAGGGACGCGCGAAGCTCCGCTGATGGTGACGAAACACCCCATCATACATACCCCTACGAAAGATGACCTGATAGAGCTGGCTCGCGAGATAGGCCCGGATGGAGTCGTAGAAGTCCTTAAGCGACGCGAGGAGAAGATAAAGGCAGAAGTAAACGATCCATACCGCCATGGCTACGAGCCCGACCATTGGCGCGAAGCCGACGGACTTCTGATGGGTGGAAACGAGCTTCTGATAATGGGCGGCAATCGAGCCGGAAAGACGGAGTATGCCGCCAAGCGTATCATGCAGCTGCTTTGCAGCCGGCCAAACTCGCGCGTCTGGTGCCTGCACACCACGTCTCAGACTTCGATCCAGATGCAGCAGGCGGTCATCTGGAAATACATGCCTCCGGAGTTCAAGAACGCCAAGAAGACGAAGGTCACGAACATCCAATACTCGCAGAAGAACGGGTTCACCGACGCGACGTTCGTTCTCCCTAACAGGTCCCAATGCTTCTTCATGAACTACGGTCAGGAGAAGAAGGTCATCGAAGGTGGCGAGCCGGACATGATCTGGTGCGATGAGCTTGTGCCGCCGGATTGGGTTGAGACGCTTCGCTACCGATTGGTAACTCGGTCAGGAAAGATGCTTCTCACTTTCACGCCTATCACCGGATACACGCCTGTCGTTAAGGAGTATGTTTCCGGGTGCCGCTTCAAAAAGACCCTCAAGGCGGACCTGCTTCCGGACACGCAGAACGTCCCCAACATACCGAGGGGACACATGCCATATACGGCATCCTGCCTGAAGGGGTCTGCGAGCGTCATCTGGTTCCACTCGATTCTCAACAACTACTCTCCTTTCGATCAGATCAAGCTGGCGCTCCGAGGGCGAGGCCCATACGAAGTCAAGATACGAGCTTACGGATGGGCGGAGTCGCTTTCCGGATCTCAGTTCCCTCGATTTGGAGAGCCGAACATAATACCTCAATCCAAGATACCGAAGGAAGGGACAAACTACATGGCCGTAGACCCGGCTGGAGCTAGGAATTGGTTCATGTGCTGGATGCGGGTTGATAAGGACGGAAACCGATACATATATCGCGAATGGCCGGACATAAGCATGGGCGAATGGGCCCTCAACGGGGAGAAGCCCGACGGGAAGCCCGGACCTGCTCAAAGGCAGGGCGCCGGCATGGGCGTCATAGAGATAAAGGAGCACATACGATCGCTTGAGGATGGCGAGGAGCTATTCGAGCGATACATAGACCCGCGGGCAGGAAACGCCACCGCGATCAACAAGGAGGGCGGAGTCACGCTCATCCAGCTCCTCGAGGATGAGCCGAACCCGATGTGGTTCACCCCTGCCGCCGGGCTCAGGCTTGAGGAAGGCGTCGGCATACTGAACGATTGGTTCTCGTATGACCAGAACAGCCCGATCAGCTCGGTCAACCAGCCGAAACTTTACATATCCGAAGACTGCATAAACACCATCTGGTGCCTGCGCGAATGGACGGGCCTAGACGGAGAGAAGGGCGCGAGCAAGGACCCGGTCGACTGCATGAGGTATCTGGCTGTGATGCAGCCCGGTTACTCGGACGACAAGACCTTCAAGGCCGTCGGAGGAGGAAGCTATTGATCCCATGCTAAACCTACCCGCCAACACTCCCCCTCTCCTCAGGCTCGCCGAAGCGTCCGCCGTCTTCAATTTGAGCAAATCCACCCTTCTCAGGCTCAGGAGGAAAAGCGCGATACGAACCTACAAGACCGAAGGTGGTCAGTTCATGTTCTATCGCGACGACCTGATCAATTTCATAACCAAGAACACCAATGGCCTCGATCAAATACAAGAATCACCCTAACCAGCGCGACCAGCTGGCATACCATAACAGGGTTCCGGACATACAGTTCCTGCTGAACGAGTATCAGCGTTCGGCTTTCCACGGCACCATGGTGTCGAAGATGAATTATGCCGACGACATACGACTTTCACGCTGGCCGGGCCAGACGGACGACGGAAAGAAGCACAGCTGGGCCCGCCCGGATGGTGATCCCGCCTTCCCCTTTGAGGGGGCTTCGGATGTGCGGATCAGGCTGGTGGATCGACTGATCAGGGAACAGAAGGCCCTGCTGATGCACTCGTTCAAGGCCTGCACGTTGAAAGTCGGAGGCACCGAGATAGGAGACACCATGGCGGCCGCTTCGGCTACCAACCTCATGAGGTGGCTCATCGAGACCAAGATGAAGCTCGAGCTTCACAAGGAGGCAGAGCTCCACGCCGACTACATGCTTCAATATGGCTGGTCCATAGTTCAGGTCACTTGGGATCGCCAGATGGGCAAGAGGACTCAGTCCATCAGCCTTGAGGAGCTCTCGATGGCCGCGCAACAGGCCCAGATGCAGAACGCAGGAGAAACCATGATGACCAATCTGGTGGCGGCGATTGAAGCCGGGAAAGACGATTACGCCGTCCAGCTAATGACCTCCCTGCTTCCGAACGTCAAGGAACAGGAGCTCAGGAAGTGCGTCAAATCCATGCGCGAAACCGGTACGGGCTACATTGATGAGCCGTATGTCGCCAAGAACCTGCCCGTCGTCACGGCCCTCAAGCCTTATGATGAGGTGTGTTTCCCGCCCGAGACGAGCGACCTACAGAAAGCCCGAGTCATCTTCCGCAGGCAATACGTCACCGAAGTCGAGCTTAGGTCCATGGCCGAAGTTGATGGATGGGACAAGGAGTTCGTCGAAAGCGCCAGCAGGACGATGGGCAACCATTACTACTTCAACGACCCGAACCTGATACCGACGACCACGATGCTCAACACGAACATCCAGCGCGGCGACAATCTGGTTGAGCTGGTGTGGGCTTACTACAGGCAGCTCGACAAGGACAACATACCGGCGATCTACTATACCGTATTCTGCCCTCAGGTCGGAAGTGAGCTTTACGGAAAGCAGGAGCTTCTTAATTACGCGCACAATCAATATCCCTTCGTCGAGCTTCGCATGGAGACGTCCCGCCGACAAGTGACGGAATCCCGTGGCATACCTGAAATATGCAAGACCGAACAGGAAGAGGTCAAAGCTCAGCATGACGCGATCAGGGACAGGACGGCCATCGAGGTCCTCCCTCCGGTCAAGGTGGTAAAACGCATCGGTGCGCTTAACCGAATCGCTCCCGGGCAGGTCCTGCCCGTCACCAACAAGGATGACTACACTTGGCTTGAGCCCCCCGCCGGCCGCGCCGAATATGCCTTCCAAGTCATCGAGCAGGTCGAGAAGAACCTCGGCAATTACTTCGGCTTCCAAGTCGGCGAGAAACCCATTGATCCCGTCAAGATCCAGATGATGAAGCAGCTTCAGGTCGATAATTGGCTCATGTTCTGGACTAGGTGCTTTAGCCAGATGTTCTCCCTATGCCTTCAGTTCATGGAAGAGGAAGAAGTCGTCCGAATCACGGGGTCGCCGCTAAAGCAGGGCCTGTCGGACATTCACTCACAATATGATCTCAATGTCAGGTTTGACGTCAGGGACGCCGACCCGGACTTCGTGCGCGAAAAGCTCAAGTCCATCGTCGAGACAGTCGTTCCTCTTGACGTATCCGGCGTGATCGACCGAGACAAGCTGGTAAAGCTCGTCATCGAGTCCATCAGCCCGGATGCCGCCCGTGAGCTTGTCATCGATAAGGCTACGGCGTCCCAGAAGCTGTATAAGGACGTCACCAATGACATAGCCCTCATGATGCTCGGCAACGAAGCTCAGTATGTCGAAAACGATCCGCAGGCCTCATCCAAGCTTCAGTTCGCGCAGGATATACTCGCGAAGAATCCGAAGGCGCAGCAGGCGGCTCAGGGAGATCGCATCTTCCAGATACTCCTCGAGAACTACATGAAGCAGCTTCAGTTCTCCGTTGAGCAGGAGAAGAACAAGCAGATCGGGCGTGTTGGAGTTTCTCCTGCGTCTGAAAAGATTCAGGAGGAGTTCAGCAAGGCTCAGGAAGAGGAGGCCGCCGCGGCCGCCGAAGGTCAGGCTCAGGCTCAGGCTCCTCAGGTCCAGACCCAGCAGCCTCCCATTCAGATGAGCATCTAACCTATGACACCTGAATCCAACAAGTACGTCCAGAACGCATTTGGAGCAACGGATCCTAACTCAGTAGAGCTGTTCAAAGCCGTTCTCATAGTTATCGACTATGCGCTCCAGATCGAGATGGCTAAGGTGATGGCGCCTTCCACTACGGGAGAAGCCAGAACCCACTCGGCCGGAAGGCTTGACGCCTTGAATGAGGTGCTTGTCCATCTTCAGGACCGAAGGGACGCCGCGCTTAAGCCGAAAACGGGTCAAACCAGCGGACAGTAACAGAGCGTATTGCTTTGACGCATACGACGACCATCAATCCTTACGTCTCTGCGGACGTTAAACGCTGACCTACATGGAAGAAGACCAACAGCCACAAGCTGATCTCGAACTTGGGAACGAGACTAATCCCCCCATGCCTAACGCTAGGCAAGCCGATCCTAGCAAAAATGAAAGCCCGGAAGATTTCTTCTCCCGGGTCCTGTCTGGCGGCCAGATAGAACAGACCACCGGCGTGGAGTCGCCGGAAGCGCCCGAGGCAGTAATGCCGGAGGCAACCACGGAAGCCGAAGAAGCCGAACAACAGTATGACGATAGCCAAGACCGCTCCACCAAAGGCGTTCAGAAGCGACTCGCCAAGCTGACGGCCCTAAGGCGGGAAGCCGAGGAAAAGGCTAGCAGGCTAGAACAGGAAGTCGCAGAACTCAAGCGATCCAAGGTCGTCGAGAAAGCTCAGTTGCCCAACCAATTCGCGCAACTTGAAAGCATTACCGATATACAGGCCGAGTTTGAGAAACAGCGAAAAATCCGACTATTCTGCGAGCGTTACCCGGACGGATACTACCCAGAGGGGGAAGGAGAACCCGTATCGAAGGAAAACATGGCCAAGGCGAAAGTCAGGGCACTCCAAGCGATAGAGGAAGACCTTCCTAAGCAGCTGGCGTATATAGAGGAAAGGAACAAAGCCATGCAATTCGCCAGAAGCGAGTTCAGCTGGCTTGCTGACCATAAGGATGAGCGAACGACCAAGGTTAAGGCCTTTATCGACGCAGTCCCTGAGATCAAAAGGTTTCCCGACTACGAAATATACGCCGCGCACATGGTCAATGGAATGACGAGCTACAAGGCTCAGAAGTCCATGGCCCAGAAGTCCCAAGGTAGGGTTCCGGTGCAACCGACTATGAGCAGCGTTCCTGCGCCGCGTCAGCCCCAAAAGAGCGACCCGGTTCAGTATGCTCATAGCATGGAGCGCTACCGCAAAAGCGGGTCGATCGACGATCTGGCCGATGTGTTCAAGAACAAGTTCATCTAACGACCAAACATCATGGCTAATCTCTACGAACGGGACTTCCAGAACCAGCGCCCCCTCCCCGGCGCCCGCATCGGTATCCGCGAGGAACTGAGCGACCTCATCCTCAACGTCGACGCCAAGGACACGCCCATCTCCTCGATGGCTAAGCGTGGCTCCAAGCCCGGCAACACGACCTTCCGCTGGCAGGTCGACCGCAACCCCGAGCCCTCCGTGGAACTCGGCATCGTTGACGGCAAGGACGTCGATCCGAACAACCTTACCGGTGCCAACGCTGGCCTCGGTGGCGGTGAGTTCAAGCAGTATACCGTCGGCTACAGGACTGAAGTCGAGAACAACATCCACATGTTCCGCAGGGCCGTCCACGTCTCTAACCTGACGCAGGATATCCTCAACATCGCGGGCGTTAAGGATGAGCTCTCTCGCCAGCTCTCCAAGGCCACCATCGACCTGAAGCGCTCCATGGAGCTCACCTTCACCTCGGATATCCTCCCGGTCCTCGACAACGGCACCCTGCCGTATCGTACCCGATGCCTCACGGCGTGGATCAAGCCCGAGCTGGCCTCCGCTACCCTCAACACCCAGCTGAAGTATGGCATTCAGGCCAGCAACTCCAGCGCGGGCAACTACAGGCAGGAGATCCGCTCGATCAACGAGAACTTCCTCACCCCGTCCAGCTCCATCATCGGAACCGGCCTCACCGTCGACAATCTCTCCGAGAACGACGTTCAGGACGTCATGACCTCCGTCTACGAACAGACCGGTCAGTTCCGTTCGCATGAAGCGGTCGTCGGAACCTCCCTCAAGAGGCAGTTCACCAACCTCGTCTACACCCAGCGCGCTCCTGCTGACACCAGCAAGATCACGAACAACCGCGACGCCAACTCGGACACCATAAAGGCTTCCGTCGACGTCTTCGAGGGCGACTTCGGCCGCCTCTCGCTGATCCCGTCGCAGTTCCTCCATGCCGGCGTCAATCCTTACACCATCAAGGAAGAAACCGACGGCACGTTCAGCGTCTACGACGGCGTGACCACCGACA